AGGTACCCGGGGTTTGATGATCAGGATCGTCACCAGGTGTATTTTAACGAGAGTGTTACCAAGGAGGAGAATCCCCTTGATGTATTAAGTGAAATGTTTGAGCACCCCGTTAGTGGTGCATTCCCTAAACGTCCAACAACAGGATTTGTGAAAGGTAAGGGTGTGAGCAGAAATGCTCGCCGCACGCGTCATATTAAGCGTTATAAGTATTCTGAACAAGATGTAAAATCTTTTAGACGTGGTGCAAAGAATCAGTTGAAATCTGATGTTACTTTTCCAGTTGACATAACTCAAGAGTCACTCCTAGGAGGTAAGATAATGAATATCAAGGAGAATGTGAGTAAAGTTTTTAAAATGCAGTATGGAGGGGTTGTAACCTCATCTGCGACTCAAGTGTCAAATAAGATAGTTGTCCCATTGCATAGTTTTGAGGAAGGAGAGAAACCCTCAGTTTGTAACTATGTGTCCAATGTTGAGTTAAAACCGAAATTGCGCCAGATTGGAACTCACGACTTAGGTTTTTATGAAACTAATGGAGTGCTCCCATCAGTGAAAGGATGGAAGATGCGCCCACCTAAGTGTGAGATGGTATGTGTTTTTGAGTTTACCGATGGAGACCAGGCGGAACCGGGCATCGGAATTGGTATGTGTAACTCAAAGGGACACTATAATGCGGCCACATTGCCTGGAGCATGTGGTGGCCCTGTTGTAGCTGTGTCCGATGGAGCCTTAGTTGGTTTCCATATCGGAGGGGGCGAGGAAATGAATTGTTTCATTCCCATGGATGAGGAAATCTCTAGAGTGCTTTTGAGCAACGATTCCTCGTCCTTACCGCTTTTTCAGTAGAGCCGCCATCTCCCTCCCAGCTTTCGGAAAGCGGGAGGGAGTTTTGGCGGCGTTATCCCGAAGATTACAAGCGAATTTGTAACTTTCGGGCCACCGCGTCCCTAAGCGACCTTCATAAGGAAAAACTGCCAATTGACTTTTTCCCCGTTGTCGGGTCCGTGCCTAAGAAATTTAGCACGAAGAACCAAAAACGTAAGGATATGTCAGTTATTCTTTTTGAGGATGAGACGGATAAAACTGTCGATAGATCACAATACGGCTTGCCTGTTCCCAACATTCAAGCCTCATACCGATCGCTGGCTAAGTATGCTAAGAAGCAACCAGCGCTCGATGAGTCCCAAGTTCAGTGTTTAACCACAGCCTTTGATTGGTTGGAAAAACAGTTTGGGCCACATATGCAGAACTCACGTGTAAAGACGTTACAAGAAGTTGTGGCCGGTTTGGACATGTCAACAAGTCCAGGATTCCCATGGAATAAGAAATATGCGACTAAGAAAGAGTTGATTGATAATTGGGAAGGTTTTGAACTTTATATGGAAGAAGATTGGCAATTACTTGCTACTGATGATAGATATACCGCTGTTTTTGGTAATTCTCTGAAAGAAGAGATCCGTACAGCTGAGAAGATTAAGAATAATTCCATCAGAACATTTACAGCAGGACCAATTGAGATGACAATTCATGGTAATAGGCTATTTGAAGACATGAACGAGAAATTCATAGCCTCCCATTTGCAGACCGCTAGCGTTGTTGGCTTCACCCCATTGAAGGGTGGATGGAACCAGTTGTATAATAAACTACACCGCTTTAAGCGAGGATTTGCATTGGATGAAAGTGAATATGATTCCTCATTGCGTGCTCACATTATGTGGGCATGTGCTAATTTTAGGTGGAACATGTTACGAAAAGAAGATAAAACGGAAGATAATTATTCCCGTTTGGTGACGTATTACAGAAATTTGGTGAA